ACTGTAAGAAATCGGTAGTGCCGTTCAATCCTACCGAGTATTGGTCATTCGCTTACCCACAAAAAGTTGCGGTAAAACGCCCATCTCCTGGAGATGGACCTGGACAAGTTCGGTATTCGTGTATCAATACTGTTACCATCCTGTGTCCGACAATACCAATTGGGCGGGTAAATCCGAACCCGCCGCCGCCACCACCTACACCAGTCCCCCCAATCTACCCCGTGGAAACACCAACCTCACAATCTACAAAATTGTTTGTGAGCACGGGGGTGTTGTCATCCCTGCGTCTCTCTGCCAGTTCAACAAGTATTAAAGACCTTTCCTTTCAAACATCTTCCTTTCCAATGTCGTTTGGGCCGCAGGGATACCTCTATTTCATGACACGGTCTGGAATGCTCAATGTTCTTAACACCTCTGGAGGCACAAGATTCCCAACACTTCTCTACGAAGTTCCCCAGAGAACTACAGTGTCTACTCCCGTTGTTGCTTCCTTTACAGGTCTGGTAGCTTTTATCACTGATTCCAGACTCTTGAAGGTTATAGACCAGAATGGAAATGTCCGATACAGCAGCAATTTTACCCAGCAGATTGCGGGGGCTCCATTATTTCTGGATACTCAATCCCAGCTTATTGCTGCCTTCGGCAACACCATACTTGCTCTTGACACTACATCGTGGAATACAGTATGGAGCAATACTCTACCAGGGGATCAGTTCAAGAGTTCGTTGGTCACTGACGGCGTATCTATATTTGCCGGAACTCTCGGAGGAAACGTGGTATCCTACAGTGCAGCAACTGGATCGAATTATTGGACATATCCAACTGGAACCCTGCCGATATGTAATGCTCCTTTCCTATCAGGCAATCTACTGGCAACATTTGCATCCAACACCATATACATAATCAACAAGACCCCTACCCGATTCGGAGGAGGAGCAGATACGGTTGTGACCTTGTCTGGTATAGGAACGCTCCAGTCATCTCCCTTGCTATTCACTGATTTCCAAGGCACGACTTGGTTGTATTTTACAACAACAAGCGGAATCCTGTATGCTGCTGGCGGATTCCTCGGTGTTCCTGGGGCATTTATTGATTCGTCGGGAGGAAACGTAGGTAGTTTCTGGAGATCCTTTGAGAGTAATGTTCTAAGCAACATAACACCAGTCATTGACGGTGGGGGGTCTTTGTATGTATGTGCCCCCACTGCGGTGTATCGCTATCCTACCCCTCCGTCCTCGTCTACGCCAGTTGCGTTCAATACGGCTGGACCCAATCTGTTTCAGTATATTACTCCAGGAACTATAAGGACTTCGCCAGTCATTAGCAGTCAGAACAAGCTTTCATTTGTAGCCTTTGATGGTGCCAGCGGTTCAAATTATATATACACCATCTCTTCTTGATTAATTTTGTTCTCGGGTATGAATAATGTCTTCTTCTGGTCAGTCGGCGGTGGCCGCTCTCATCGATATGGCCAAATCCAAGGGTATTGAACTTCCATCAGGGAATCGTCCAGAGTGGTTGGTGACCCTGCTACACAAGTACGGTTCTGCGGCAAAGGCAGGGGTTCCAGCGTCTGCGGATGAAGTTCTAACGACAATTGCAGAAGTCTACAAGGGGGGATGCGACCCTGAGCTGGCGGATGTCATGTCCGAAGCTGTGGTGGGCCTCGGTGTTCCAGAGACAGGGGCAACGGGCGGACGGCGGCGGCGTGGCCGGAAGGTCGGTGGCGGGTTCCGTGAACTAGGAGGTGCGATTGCGAAGTTCTTTACTACGCAGTGCCGTCGTGGAGCCACCACGGTCGACAAGATCACCACCGATATGGCGTCGGCTATTGATTCCAAGAGTGCGGAGGCCGAGGCCACACCGGTAGATATTGTAGGGGCTCTCAAGTGGGCGTCGGCGGCAGGGGCGGTGGTCGTAGGAGTCAACGAGGGTCTGCGAACAGCTGTAGTCAACGGACTGATCAATGTATCTGCTGCCATGCCTACCTTTGGAACGATGTTCACCAACACCCTGACTGCCCTAGAGTTCTCTGCTCAGGTTGCGGCTGGAAGCGGAGTGATTGCGGGACAGACGGGTGTGGCTCTGTTCTGCGTCTATATCGTCTACATCCTGCGTGAGAAGCTCATTCAGGGTGGAAAAAACCTCCTGTCGCTCGATGGCAAGACGATCTGGGAGGCGATCAAGCCTCTGGTCACCGACTCTAAGTTCAAGGAGTTCATGGCAGATCGGGAAAAGGAACGTGAGGCCATTGCTCTCCTGGATGCCGAGCTGGATTCCATGAAGCGTGAACTGAAGCCTGAAGTCCGTGCAGCCTTCTCTATCCCCCCGACTCGCCGCCGCCGTGCGTCTCTGGCAGCTCTGCGTTCTGCCCCTCCGCTGTCCACATCCGATGCAACCCTTGGTGATGCCGTCAATGGTCTTGTGGCCCTCGTGACCGGACCGCCAAAACCTGGCGGTCGCCGTCGTCGTCAGACCAAAAAGGCGGCGGGACGTCGTCGTCGCCATAATCGTCGTCAGACTAAGCGGGCGAAATCATTCTAGGTGAGATGTGCATCGCCTCCAACTCCTGTAGCCACAACTTGACCGCATAAGGAATGGTCTTGTCTTCCAGACCAGCCTTAGCACCACACGACCTACACTCATAGAGATGATCCTTCTCATTGATTGTAGCGAGAGACCCACAGCCCGTGCACACCCCAGCACTGAACGGATCACTGACATCCATCAGTCGCTCCTTGGTGAATACGGCCGCACCATGCGAGATGAAACAGTCACGCTCCATTTCGCCTACACGCAGTCCACCATCCCGTGCCCGACCCTCGCACGGCTGGCGGGTGAGCGAGACAATCGGACCACGGCCACGAGAATGGCACTTGTCAATGACCATGTGCTTGAGACGCTGGTAATGCGTGGTTCCCAGGAAGATTTCTACCTCCATCATCTCACCGGTCTGACCATTGTACATGATCTCGTTGCCGTAAGGGTGGAGACCGAGGTTGCTCATGTGAACCTTGAGATCTTCCATTCCAAGATGGGAGTAGGGCGTGCCGTCACCCAGATTGCCCGTGCGGACGCCGATACGGCTATACATTGTCTCCAGCAACTGGGCGATTGTCATACGAGAGGGAATAGCGTGAGGGTTCATGATGATATCGGGACGCAGACCCGAAGCCGTGAAGGGCATATCACACTCGTCCAGAATCATTCCGCACGTGCCCTTCTGCCCAGCACGGGAAGCGAACTTATCACCGATCTGGGGAGTGCGCTCGGCAACAACTCTGACCTTCACGAACGGATACCCGTCCGAGTTCTTATCCTGCCACACCCCGTCAATACGGGCAGGCTCCGAGTTCTTGTGAGTGGTCGAGAGATCACGGTAGAGGTATCCGTGCGGGTCGCTCCGCATATTCACCACTTTACCGATCACAACATCGTTCTCCTGGACCACAGCATTCTTGATGGGGATACCGTTCTCCTGAATGGCATGGTAGGACGTGTTCTTGTATCCCTTGGTATTCTCGTGCCGAGCCTTGGAGAACCGCTCCTCCCGTCCGCTCGCCACGTTGCGATGCTCCTCGTCCTTGTACACCGTGTAGTAGTATCCCCGCATGAACCCACGCTTCAGGGAGGCTCGATTGAGAATCACGGAATCCTCCTGGTTGTATCCAGAATAGCAGGCGATAGCCACGATGGCATTGCACCCGCTCGGCATCTTGTGCATGTTCAGAATACTCATAATCTGCGTCTCCACGATCGGACGCTGGGGAGAGGCGAGAAGGTAAGCGTTCTTGTCGAGGCGCTTGTGGTAGTTCGAGGCATACAGAGTCATCGCCTGCTTTGCCATCGCCGATTGGTAAGCGTTACGAGGGGACTGGTTATGGTTGGACAGCGGAATGATCGCAGCCATATGACCAAGAATCATGTGCGGATGAATCTCGCAGTGGGTATGTCCATCAATCTCGGAAGGGAACATTGCGATACGGATGACCTCGGATTCATTGGCGTCCACGTATTCTACACACGACCGCACCCAGTCGTCCCATACATCCGATGCGGGCGGAGGAATCAGTTTACCGTCCACGACTCGGAAGATCGGACGAACAAGACGACCAGCGTCGGTCTCAATCAAGATACGATTCGCCATGATGTTCCAAGCGACGGAGATATGGGGATGAATCGCCCCCGTATGCTTCGCATTCTTGAGTTGGGCGTGGACGGCTACAGGCGTATTCGTGTAGGCCACAATCACGCCGTTGACCAAGATTGCGACTTGACCAGTTGACCATACATTCTCTACCCAATCCACGGCTGGAATCTCCTTGAGAAGATTCAGGACCACGAAGGAGGGGACGTGGGTGGACACGGTGGACATCAGACTCATCGTCTTCACGATACCGACGGAATGACCCTCTGGCGTCTCCACGGGGCAGACAAACCCCCACGATGACCCGTTGAGCTTGCGAGGAGCCAGGAGTTTGCCTGACTTCTCCACCGGCGTCTGGATACGGCGAATATGTGAGAGAGTAGCGTTATACGACAGGCGGTTCAGAACCTGGGACACACCCGACTTGGTAGCGTTCGAGAGAGAGGTAGACCCCGATGTTCCAAGACCCTGGACAGTGAAGTTGCCCGTAGCCAGCGCCTGCTTCAGCTTGCCCTCGATCGAGGACACCTTGAGGATCTTGTAGAGATTGGAGAGCACCAGGACATCCAGTGGCTTGCCAGACCGCTTCCAGTTATCGTTATTGATCTCGTGGACGAACTTGGAGCGGATATCCTTGCACACCTTCTGGAACAGCTGGCGGAACAGGTGGGTCAGCAGAGCACCCGTCGTCACCACCCGCTTGTTTGGGTAAGCGTCACGGTCATCCTGGGGAATCTTGCCGCTCGCAGTATCCAGCAGCTTCTTCACCATACTCGCAATGATCTTGACCTTACGTGCGACCAGGACCTCGGACTCTAGCTTTTCGCCAGCCAGCGTCACATGCGGCAGGAACTCGGTCAAGAGAAGGGCACGGACGTGAGGAGTCTTGTCCTCGACAGCTGGCGGGTATTGTAGATGGTGAGAGAGGTAATCGATCGCCTCTTGCTGTGTGAATACACTGATATCCGCACACTCCTTGAAGGATGCTGCCAGGTAATCCGTGTCGTCCACGTTCAGGAGACGGTGGACGTCCCGGTCCTTGGTAATACCGAGGCAGCGGAAGAAGACCATGATAGGAATGTCTTCACGGAAGCGAGGAATACAGATGGAGAGGGGGTAGCCCAGACCGTTGAACTTCGCAGACACCCGGATCTCCAGCTTCTTGGGTGGCAGTGTAAAGCTCTCGTGCAGAGACTTCATTTCTACCGAATGTGAGTGCTTCGTGGTCGCCTTCTTGTTGAGAAAGACCATGACACGGTTATCCGCCACCTTCTCCTGTGACAGAATCACACGCTCGCCACCGTGCACAATGAAGTAACCCAGAGGATCCTGGGGGCACTCCCCCAACTCCTCCATCGTCATAGGGTAGTCCTTGAGAACACAGAGCGACGACCCCAGCATCACCGGGATCTTGCCGAGGGAAATACCCTCGAACAGCTTGGTCTCCTCCTTGAATTCTGTGAGATCCGCACCCGAATACGAGCGGACTTTCAGACGAATATCCACAAACATCTGGGCAGCATACGTGAAATTGCGGATACGAGCCTCACACGGCAGCATTTGCTTGAGACGCCCCGTAGCCTCCTGGATACGGGGCTTGAGATACGAGACGTTATCAAACGACAGTCGGAACTCATACTTGTACTTCTTCGTCGCCTCGTCCTGGTCGTGCCACACCACGATGGGAGGGGTGGAACGAAGAATCAGCGGTAGTTTGTTGCGAAGGAAGTCCTCATACGGCTCAATCTGCGACTCAGAGAATCTGGAAATGCCTTGCTTGAAATATGCTCGGATAGCGTCCATCCTGTTCTTGTATAGACAGTCTCGCCGTAAGACATTTTATCCGTTTTCTATAAGAAGAAGAAGAATGGCTCCGGACCCCAACAAATACAAGGTCACGAAGATTGGTGGTGGCGATATCATAAACGAGGCGACCGATCCCGCATTTAACGGCGAAGATAAGTTAGCCAAGGTATATCAGATCCAGCATCCCCTTAATCCCCGTGGAATGCCGAGCGGACCGGGGGCGCCCGTTGGCGGACGTCGTAAGCGGAGCACGAAGACATACCCCCGTGGAATTCTTCGTAAAACTGCCAAGATCCGCCCCACTGGCAATCCGTCCAAGGCCCCGCCGACCCGCAAGCGCTCGGTAAAACTCATGATGGAAGGTGGGATTGAGAAGGCGAGGAAGACGGCTCGGTCTAAGGCGGCAAGGACCGATATTGGGGTAATTCGCAAGCGGCTAATCGAGAAAAAGATTATTTCGGCCGAGAAGAAGAATATCCCACCGGCAGTTCTTCGCACTCTGTATGCTGACTCGGTCGGTGCTGGACTTCTTTCTTGATCGTCCAGTATAATAGAGTAAAATGACGAAAGGATGGGGCCCTCTTGGATGGGCGACTCTTCATTCCATCTCTGCGTTATACCCCGATAACCCGACAGATCTTGAACAGGAAATGTTCTCACGATGGCTCCTATCATTCACTGCAACGATCCTGTGCCCGAGCTGTATGCAGCATTTTACGGATACAATTGCGGCGTATACGATGATAAATCCGAGTTGGAAATCAAGCCGCCGAGGAGTCCTGGAATTTGTCATGCGAGCTCATAATTCCGTGAATGCTCGTAAGCATGGACGGGTGTATTCGTTTACCGACAGCATGGCTGAACTTGCGGTATTTCTACCCGAAGATGTGGCGGCTGCCCGGCGCCGGGAATACTTGGCGTATATCCGCAATGACTGGATGAGGAATGTTACGATGGCGGGTATGTCTATGGTCCCAAAACTACGAGAGTTGAACGTTATTGAAGATAGTTACTGGTCCAAACGGTCATTTCGGTGGTCGGATCTCTCCGTCTTTTCCGATATTAATGTTTCGCCTCTATCGAACCCTACATCCGCTCTGTCGTCGGCGGGGGTCTTTATTCCTCGACTGAGTCCTTCGACCACGTTTACGTTTCGCAATATTGGAAAGATTGGACCGAGGTTAGCTCTTCGCTAGGAAGGGGTAGGGAAATACGGGGATCGCATTCCCACGCATACCTTCGCATCCATGGAATACGCATATCTGTTTCCTCGTTGTAACACTCATCGGGAAACAGGACACGCTTATGGGTTGTTCGCAACGACTTCTGGGGAAGAATGAACTGTAGTTGCCGAGTGATGGTAAATGCTGCCGGTTTCGCAGTCCATACGGTGGGGACTTCTTCGTATCGCACAAGTTGAGAAATTAGGGGGGCTTCAGCGTAAGGGTATACCCAGTTCCAGTCAAGACATTCGTTCTCGCAGAAGTAGTGCTGTGTCCAATGAAACGTTTTCCAGAACGCATGGACAAGATATTGGGTATCTGCGACTCCATCGAGAAGGTGGAGATTATACCGCTTCTCGAAATGATGGGCATCGGGAGAAAAGATCGCCCGTTCGGAAGGGTTCTCTCGTGCTCCGACTTTCTGTTTATAAAATTTCAGTTCCTGTGTCGCTGCCATACGCAGGAACGCCTGACGTCCAGCGGCTGTTGTTACATCGGGCGACCCTGCTTGGAGATAACATTCCAGAGCCCGTTCGTGGCCGCCTTCACGCAGAGAAAACATCCCGATCGCAGGCATGAAATCGTTGCCGAAACAGAGGACGCAGAGCGCAACGTAGCGATCTGCTGGGATAGGAAGAACACCAGCAAGGGCGTGGATGGATAGCACCGAGTACCCGTCCATCTTTGATTGGAAACTCTGGTTCTCTCGGAGTAGCCACAGTTGAGGACAGAGAGCAGTTTGGGAGAGGGAGAGGAGAATAAGGTCAGCATCTAGACCGTAGATTACGACATTCTGGCGCTGGGGGGCAGGTAGAGTCTTGATCCATTCAAAGAGTTTGTGTTCACCTTCGCCTGGGACGTCGGTAGAGGATACGATCGCATGGGGTAGACGGGCGCGAATAGCTTGGTCCAGCTCCTTCATATACGGCGTCCCTGGGGAAATCTGATTCCGATCAAAGACTCCAGGTTCAGAAATACGGAAACGGCGGTATCGCTGCTGCACGATCTTGCCGTAAGGAACGAGGCCATCCATCGCAATGTAGAGAAGTTTGGCCTGGCATGTTTCGTCTAGGAGTTTTAGGAGTGCTTCCACCACGCTTTCAATCGGGCGGGCATCGTCCATGTAATTGTGGATCAAACAATTGAAATCGACTGCAAGAATATCAGGCTGAAGTTTGGCTCTGACTCTGGATACAATATTTTTATGAGCCTTGATAAGACTGACGAAATAGAAAGGTATGCCCATTTATTTTATGTATAAATCATCTTACCTGAAAACAATAATGATTTTCTGGATACTTGGGCTTGTTTTGCTGGCGGGGATTGCCTACTATGTCATGTCTACACATGTTATGTCCGATTCCTCCGCCCCAGCCCCATGCAACAAATGTCCCCACGCTAACGGGATAAAAACGAATGTAGATCCTTGGCAGTAAAGAATAGGCAACCAGAATGTCTCGTATTGCCGGCGTTCTTCAACTCACCAACAAAACGAGGTATGGCCTCACATCCCGAAACGTTCCAATGTATCTCTTTAGTCCCCTGAACAATGAATTCCCTCAGATGATTGTGGCATCAACGCACCGTGATCTGAAACGGAATATCCTGGTCATCGCCGAAAAGATCAATGACGATAAACTCCCACGTGGTCAGATCGTGGAAGTGGTGGGAGCATGTGGCGATCCCCTAGCAGAAAGGAAGGCAATTCATCTCGCTTATTCTCCCGAATACTGGACAAAGATCCCTGAAACGATAGAACCGTCGTCCTTCTTCTTCCGCCCCGTCCTTGACGTTCCCACCATCAATATTGATCCCCCCGGATGCCAGGATATTGACGATTGTATTTCTATCTGGGAAGAGGCGGGGATGACCAAGGTTGCGATCACGATTGCGGATGTTGCCGAGTGGGTGGCAGAAAATCCGTGGATGTCCCATGCCCAGAATATCGGTCAGTCTCTCTACGACGGCGGAGTTCCTGTCAGGAGTATGTTTCCCAAGACGATTGAACACAAGATGTCGCTCATGCCCGGGGAGAGAAGGTTGGGATATGCCTTGATCTTCGCTTGGGACGGGTATGTCCGTGATCCCCAATTCAAGGAGGTGACGATCATCAACAAGGCATCGTATACCTACGATACCTGCCGACTAGCCACCGAGATTTCTATCCCCCTTCTGCGCTCGATCTGTGAACAGCTGGCTGGTCGGCCCCTCCTGGATCCGCACGATTGGGTAGCGGAACTGATGATCTTCTACAACAAAACGATGGCCGAAGAACTCGTGAAACTGGGCAAGGGTCTACTTCGGCACCATTCCATGCCCGATGGCGAGAAGATGGATAAGTATGAGCGTCTCGGACTGAATGCTCGAATGTTCGCCTATGCGGCCGCAACATACGAAGACACCTCACCGAAAGTTCAGCACTGGGGATTCCAGACTCGATACTGCCACGGTTCCTCTCCCATCCGCAGATGGGCTGACGTCGTGAACCAGATGGCTATGAAAGGCATGCCTGTTCCCAACGCCAAAGAGGACTGTAACCGTCTCCAGAAGTTTGCGAAGAAACATGCTCGAGACTTGGCGTTCATGGATATTCTCCAGCGCAAGCCAGAAAACACTCCCGGTATCGTTGTGTCGTCTACCCGTGTATGGGTATCTGACTGGTCCAGAATGATCACCTGTCCGAATGATATTATACCCGGGACACCCGTGATTATTCGGTATTTCCTGGATATGCAGCGTCCCACTTGGAAAGAGCGACTGGTGTTCCATATCAAAATAGACCCAACTCTAGTTCACTAGAGAAGTGTCTTAAAGACTAGCGATTCTAGATATAGAATGAACATTCAGATTTTTGTGGTGTTCCACCGGAATCTTTTTGATGAGTGTTATAAAAATATACCCCCAGACGTATTGCAGAAGTATTTTACCTTTATTGCAGTCAACGAGAGTATACCCAAGAAGTATACTGCTGGCAAGTACAAAATACTGAACGAATGGGAACTACCAGTGTATGACCGCACGTTTCAAGAAAGAGGGTACCACGAAAATTCAGCGATTTATCATGTATACGCAAACAACCTGCATAGGGACTACACACATATCGGCTTTTTTCAGTATGATATGGTGTTCAGCGACAATATAATAGACTTTATACAGATGCACGGTGGAGCGAGAAAATACTTCCCTATGAGTCTGTATACGTTTAACGGTTGTAGGTGGGGAGAGGACGCAACACTAGAGTATGTGATTCAAGATTATGAATCGTTCTTCAATGTGAAATTCAGTAGAACTGGTCAGTATCCACTATTGAATAGTTATGTCATTCCGGTAGACACATACGAAAAGGTAATGAAGTGGATTATACAGCTGTATCCTAAATTCTATCCCTGGTGCGTACAGCCTCCGAACAGAACTCATTTTGGACACATTGGAGGAATTTATGAACGCTTTATGGCTTATGCGATAGGTGAGGAAAATATGAGACCCGTGGTGGTAAACCTGACGCACGACGGGTTTTTCAAGAAAAACAACGTTTGATATAATATAGTTTATAGTGTATGGCGTTCTATTTAGGACTAAATTTGAACATGTTTAAACCAAGGAGAAGACTGGTGAACGTTGGAGATGTCGTATTTTTAAATGACGGACTTCCCGAAAAAGTGAAAGTCACGTGTTTCGCAGATACCGGGACCTTATTTATGAACGGCAGATTTGCGCCAGACGGCGTATCAATCGGTGAAACACTAGATTGGTATGTGGGCGAAAAGGTATACGAAATTGATATTGAAGAACTGTATTACCAAAAAGGTTCCAACCCCGAACGGCCAGCCCACGAATGGGAACGGAAGGTCTTTTTGTTGGGACGATGGAAATTCCACGCAAAGAACGATATCCATATCCGTGTTCATATCACACTTAGGTATAATGATCAAAACGAATCCACATTTCTGACTATCGGTGAACCCTAAAATGGACCCTCCTCCCGTAGCACCCCGAAACAATAGCGCTTACAGCGACCAAGATTATCAACTTGCCGAATTTGAAGATTTGAACGATGGAGATGTCATATACGTTCGATGGTCAGTTGAACATCAACGAGCGTATATGTATTCAACTCTTGACCGTCCAACCCAGTGGGTACATGATTGGACGATCAGGAAGACGGTTGAAATAGGTATGGGACCGAATCTGCGCCCCCGACTGGCTTTCGATGCGTACGATATCGAGGGTAATTTCGTGATTATTCATCGGGAACTTCCCGATGCGGACGGCGATCCTACTATGGTAACACTGGATGCGGATTATGAGCATGATGAGGTGGAGAAGTATCTGGATCATAAAATGGAATCGTATGCGGCCAACAAGATCATGTTCATGTTCAGCGTTCGTTAGTTACGCATTGAAACATCGGATTTCAGATACTCCACCAGGAACTTGGGTAACGGACGGCACGCACTTTGACGAGCCTATAGACCCCGATCCAGACGAGCTCGACGACGAAGCTGGACCCGATTTAGCAGGTGTTTTAGCGTCTCCGTAGATATACTTGTATGCCCAGTATGCTGGATTTGGAACAGTGTCGCCTTCGGGTGTCTGGATTGTGGTCTCTCCCTTTTTCGCCTGATCGATCAATTCCTTCGTGCGCGGATCTGGCCAATCTGCAGGTGGAGGTGGTGTTCCATTTTCCTTGACAGTCTTGATTGCCATATCAACGAATGCTGGGAGTGTGGGAGCAGTGGACTGCTGGCGAACAGCATACGCAATAGGGGCGATCAAGGGTTTGCTAAGTTGTACCATAATCAGTACTATAAAAAAGTCCGTTAGATCACCCTGGGGTGTTTGGGCGCTTTTTGCCATCTTGTATGGCAGTAGCGGTATGATGTTAGCTTTTATAAACTTATTGACGGCTTTGACGCTTGACGGGGCAGATTGTAGAACATTGGTTCCCATCTGGGTAAAAGGTATATTGTTTTTATTAGCATCTTCCTGAGCCTTCTTAAATGTAGCCTCTAAACCAGTCAGTTCTGCCTCCGAGGGAATAGGGTTCGCAGATGCAAACGTCTCACGGGTGGATTGGAACAGGGCGTATACGACCAGTAGAATAGCGGCAGCGATCCCAGCGTAAACTATATACTTCGGGATCTTCTTCATATTGTTCTTTAAATAAGGTAATATAATAATGAACCCTGAACCCCCTGCCGCAAGGGAGAAGCGGATCCACAAGTATATTGAAGCCTTGGAGAAAGCTCGGGCATTGCGCAAAAAGGGTAAGAAGTATACGCATAAACACGGATTCTCTGACAAACCCACCGCTATAGAAATAGCTATCATGAACGATCGGATAAAACACGGTTGGTCGAAATCCAGACCTGGGGGAACTCACAGGCGGAGATACAAGGAGTCAGGGACGACCAAGCCACGCACGAGGTCGGTGCGGAATTCACGTAAGACTTCTAAGACCTCCAGGGTTTTCGTATAAGTCGCCAAGGTCACCCACTCGTCCACGATATTCGCAGTCTTCAAGATCGCCTTCATGAAATTGCCCTCATACACTTCATACTCCGCACACAAGACCCCCATCTCATCCCCCTCCATCCAGCGGTAGACGATCTCGGGCCAGTAGTTGTGCACCTTCCAATACTCCGGTCGGCTCTTAGGGTTCTCGTGATCATACAGATCCTGGGCAATGACATGCACCGCCAAGAGCGCACTCTTCAGCGTATCGGGAACTCGCAGGCACGATACGGTGATGGGGTCCTCCGTCTTCTCGCCCTCCACGAAACACGACAGCAGCGCAATCAGCTCTGAGCGAGGGAGATTGAATCCCCGCCCGAACATCTTGGACATCACCAGAGGATTACCCTCGTTGATCTCTGAAGCCATGACTCCTGTCTCGGTGAGCGTCTCGCCGTCCGCATACCCCAGTCTCTGGAGATTTATGAGGAACGGTACCTCAATCTTCGTGGCTGCCTCGATCTTTTCTTCCAGTCTCGCAATCTTCTCCCTATTCTTCTTGAATTCCTTGAAATCCTGCCACCCCTTCTCCCACTTGGGACCCACATGCTTGTTCTTCCACCCATCCAGCTGAGCCTGGACACGCTTCCGTTCAGCATTCTGCGTGGCTCGGATCTGCGTCTCATACATCTCACGCAGTTCAAACACTGCCACGTCCAGACCAGTGTACTTCCCCTGTAGTTCCAGGACCTCTGCCTTGTATAGATCCAACTCACGCTGGCGCTGATCGTGCCAATACGATTTCTCCATCATCCCCATCCATCCCGTGGTCCCATTCTGTAGACATTTCAGAAGGAAATCGTAGTGGAAATCCATCCTGGATTCCAGAGACTGCTGCTTCCCCTTCATCATCGTCCGCACATCCTCCAACTCCTCGGGCTTGCGATCGGGGAGGTAGTAAACAAACCCTCGCACATCCTTCCCACGCCGACCCGCCCGACCCGCCATCTGGATATACTCGTCTGTCCTCAGCATCCGCAGCCCGCCCACATCGTCATCATACTTGCGGTAGCTCGTGAAGATCACCGTCTTGGTCGGCATATTAATTCCCACTGCAAACGTCTCCGTCGCAAACAGAAGCTTGAGATGCCCGCCGGCAAACAGCATCTCCACGATCTCCTTGAGCATCGGGAGCATCCCGCTGTGATGGAACGCCACGCCCTTCATCAGGAGATCCATGAGCGTATGATACTGCGGGAGCATCTTGAGCTCGGGGTATCTGGACAGATGAAAGTTCACCCGGTGCTTGATCACCGCACCCTCGGACGCATCAATGAGGGTGGATGTCACCTTCGACGCATACGCCTCGCAGTTCTTGCGGGAGAACACGAAGAACATAGCAGGGAGTTTGTTCTCTTGCCGAAGAGTGTCCACCATCTCGTTCATCTGGTGGAGAAATCCGTTAGAACGGATCTCACGGGCCACAACAGGATCACCAGCAACCCGAGCTTTCACTGCATCAGAATGTTTCCTATTCGCATCATCGACGCCTTTGAGATACCGAAGATACTCAGCATAGGCCTGGCCATTGAACTGGTCCTTCTCGTCCATGAGCAGCTTTTCCCGAACCCGGTGCTCAAGCGGAACCACCCGGTATTGTGTCGAGATAAGATGTGTCGGAACCTGCTTCATTTCACCGATCCACTGAGCAAAGACGTCTGGACTTTCAATTGTCGCCGAAAGCAGGACGAGCCGAATACGGGGTGGCAGGAGAATCAGGCACTCTTCCCATACCTTTCCCCGGGCGGGATCATTGAAGTAGTGGACTTCGTCGAAGACGATCGCATCAACAGCGTCTAGGGAGAGAGCCGCCGTGCTCCCGATATGTTCCGTAGACGACCCGATCTTGAACAGAAGGTTCCGCAGGATCTCGGTGGTCATCACCACTACATCTGATTGGGGAGCAAACTTGATATCACCTGTCATGATCCCCACCTTCCCGGGGTAGAGGGTAGAGAGATCGTGGAATTTTTGATTGGACAGCGACTTGATTGGTGTGGTATAGAACACCCGCCCGCCCTTTTTGAGTGAGTATTCAATCTGATACTCGCCCACCAGCGTCTTGCCACTGCCCGTCTTGGCCGTGACCAGGACGTTCTCGCCAGCCTGGATAGCAGCTACCGCACATTTCTGAAAAGGGTCCAGAGGAAACGTATATGACGTCTCAACCTCGGGAGCCTTCGTTGTATCGGCGATTCGTAACATTCTTTGAATTGCCTTGGAAGTTTTCCACTCCTATCGTTTCCGTTTTGTTTAGATCGACGAGCTCACTTGATCCCTAAAAATGTACGCCCAATCTTACTCGTTATAAACATAGCGAATCCAGCAAAAATCTGGACATAAAATAGCTGGCTCATTCGTGTAAAATATAATAAATATAGGGATACCCCGGCAAAAACTAAGAAACTACACCAGAATAATGTCGTAAACATATCCATTATCTACTACCTATATATAAAAACGACCGTTTGGGTCTAAAATAGGGTAGGGGGCATGGCCTTGCAGTAAGATCCGCTCGAGAAATAGTAGAGGAAATACCAGGGTCCTAGCACTAGGGCAATCACAATTCCAAGAATCTTCTCGCCTAAAGATCCCGAGTATCCGAAACATATCAGCGACATGACGAACCCAACCAGTCCAAAAAGAATCCATAGACCGGCAACTGTCGCAGCAACAATGGCTTTTACCGTCCACCGCTTATCAGCTCCAGGCTGAGCCGTCGGAGCAGTCGCCATTGCACCTTCCTTTGTCTTTGTCGCAACCGCAGCGCCAGGTGATCCTGGTGGAAGAGTTGCGGGACCTTTCGGGTCGGCGGGAACAGCACCCGGAGAGGTCGAAGAGCTGGACGCAGGCGGTACTGTGGACCCAGGAGTAGGAGGAGGAACCGTGCTCACCATTATATCTTACCGAAGAATTTCAATCGTGCCTGGCGGACATCTTCCTCCGTCTTAGGAAGTGGTGCCGGCGCTGGAGCGTCCTCCACCACCTTGTGCCCTTCCACTCCGCACATAGAAATCCACTGTGCCTTGGTGATACCTTGGAGCGTCTTGAGGCAGATCGACAGATCCTTCTTGGATTTCTTACCCATGTGCCGAACAAATGAGCAGTTGGTCATCACAATATACTTCTCCCAGGGTCCAGTTCGCATACATAGGGCATAGAAGGTGGACAGTGCTTTCCAGGTTACAATTTTCGTTTTCGTCTCCTGCTTCTTGTACTTACACTGGACTGCCGAATACAGTGCTCCCCGACGACAAACAAGGTCAATGCCCACATCCGGACGCTTCATTCCCAAGTCTGCCAGGATTGTGTCAGGGACATCAGCCAGCAGCCACACGTCGTCGTATCCCTTGATGTGTTTCAGGTAGAGCACGCAGAACTCTTCAAAGATATCTCCCCGGACTTTCTTGTTATCCCGCACTCGCATTTCCGTGAAGCTGTGTGCCGGTTCATTGTAGAATTTCTGGCACTCGCCTTCAAACGTGTCCCAGAGATTCCTGTTGTCCTTGTTCTCGAGAAAGATGGTATGGAGTAGTCTGTTCATTCTTATTGTTGTAGATGCTCCAAACCAACCATAGATGGCTGCGATCCATTTTCGCCAGTATACATAATGGCAGTATACGAACTAGGCGAAGGGAAGTTTGTGCCGAATCAACTGATAAAAGAGTCGGAAATCACGATTACGGCGGATTTTCCCGGGGAACTCACCAAACAAGGAAAATTCAAGTCCAACAGGATCGTCAATCTTGCTGCTGGCGGGACGTATGTTATTAAGGCGGGGACACTATTCTCTATCTACAACGGACGGTCCCTGTTCTTGAAGCGGGGAGGTCGGAAGACTCGGTCCCGGACTCGTAGATCCCGCCCTCTAACTCTTCATCGTCGCAAATACCGACTGCGCAAGTGAGTGTGCATCCTCTTCCGTAACATTCGCAATCGTGCTGGCTACGCTGCAGAGACCCTCGTGAATCAGGTTCCACGCCTCATCGTCCCACGGAAGAGCCGTTGTCCTGGGACCACGACCAGGGAAGTTCTCAAGAAGCACGCCATCACGCTTACCCTTCATGAACATATAGCACCGCAGCTGGATGAAATCATACGCTGGCGGAGTTGTCCAGAAGCGCTTGCGATTCTTCGTTTCCACGACCTTATCCCCCTGAATCCCGTCCAGATACCCGATGAGACGGTAAGAATCACACTCAAAGTCCACGAACGTATTACGGTCCGTGACTTGAATGCCCGTAGCCGCTGCGTGGTTGTTCTCGGCCTTATCCTCCAGCCGAGTCCCCCGCCGCTTCTGGATTTCGCTGGCTAGAGCCTGGTGCTCCTGCGTCTGCTCGATCTTGGTAGCCACCTCGGGGTTCGCACACAGAAGAGCAGTCTCCGTCGCAACATCCATCTGCCCTGCAATCACACGGGCCACGGCCTCCTGGAGTGCCGGAGTTGTAGGTATCCGCTTACCCTCCAGCGTCTCCTGAACAACCTGCCGAATATGAGTCTGCTTGAATGTCGTGATCGCCTTCTCCACCTGATAGTCAGAGGTAGCCCCGCACGCCATATCCACCGACGCCCACATAGCCTGGAGAGCCGGACCGCTCGCCTGGGCCACGATCTCGTTATCCGTCTTGGCCCCCATCGTATCCTTGACACCCAGAATCACCGACTTGAACTTGGGCATCGTAGTAAGAACCTTGAGGAGCGATTCATTCTTACTACGATACGGATTTAGACCAAGGAGAGATGCGACATCGGAGGCTGAGAAACGGGGCTTCATTTTGTTGTATGTCCTTCCAATCTCTAAGTCGTTCCGTTTTCAACTGAACATGTTGACATACTCTGGACCCTTACAATTGTTTGCCGATACAATCGCCTTGAAAATAGGATCGCATTCTGGGTTGGATGCCCGGGCTAGACCTGGAGGCTCTGGGCCGAAGTCGGCCGTCAGACGGTCAATGCGGCTCTTGACCAGCCGAGCCTCGTCGGAATCTTCCGTTAGATACCATGCCGGCTCTGTCCAGTACGCCTTGAGATCTTTTAGTTCCGATTCATGATGGATACACATTTCATCCGTAAAATGCCAGAATTCCGCACCGGGAGAGAATCGACTATCCTCCCAAAATACATGCTTGATAAATACCCGAGGGCCACCACACAGGTAGTTTTCACGGTTGTTCGTTGTCGAGTTCTTGGCCACGACCGAGATGGTCATATTCTTCTGCTCCCAGAGGAGTGAGTTCATGAAATTAAGAAAGGGGGTAGACGCCACGAAATCCGCATCCCACTTGAAGACCCATGTATACTTCGCCTGTTGGATACACCAGTTTGAATACTGAATAAAACTGTGCGGAGAATCAACATCTGTGGCTAGAGTCTCATATCCTGCCCTGGACACGGCATTATCGTAGGTCAGAACTCGCACGTTGTCGTTCTCAAGTGCTAGAGTCATTGCGATATCAGAACTCTTGTCGGTGCACCGATGAAGGATCAAAACAATCTCGTGACGAAAGTTGACCCCTGCGAGCGACCGCACACACTTCTCTAGCGTAGCTTCTTCGTTGTGGACACGGACAATGAACGATACCCCATTTCCCGCCATTTACGTATGTCATGATATCAGTATGTAAATGGAATCAACAATCCGACTCCACATTTTGGGACTGCCGCATACGATTACCACGAATGAGTTCAGTCATTGTGCGTATACTGGCAAAGTTCTTCGTTTTCCCCGGATGATGATGTCCCGGGGATTTGAAGTCTATCATTACGGCGTGGAGGGAGCTAAGACCAATGCAACAAAGGATATTGAACTCATGACCCGTGAGGAATGGGATACACTGCGAGTCATGTCCTTTAAACAACTCAATCCCGACATTCCCCACACAGACGTTGTCAAGCACCTGAATGATCACAATTCATTCATTGGAGCTTTGGCCAACTGGTCTACTCCTCTTTACAGGGAATTCAACGCCCGTCTTCGCCCCCTGCTCCAAGAAAATTATCGTAGCACCAAGACCGATATTGTCTGCATTCCGTTCGGAGCATCTCACGATGCCGCCCTTGATGGGCTCGATATGATTGTATGTGAGAGCGGGATCGGATACAATGATTCTAAGCGTAATTACAGGATCTTTGAAAGTTATGCGTGGCTACACCAAGTTCTCGGTGTTGAAAAGAAGTGGGGGCAGAATTACTGGTTTGTGGTCCCCAACTACTTTGATTCGGTCGAATGGCCCTTGTCTCTGACTCCTCATATCAATACGGTCGGGTTCCTTGGTCGTATCTATGACGGCAAGGGGTGTCACATTGTCGTAGAAATTGCCCGACGAATGCCCCATGTTCGTTTCATTCTTTGCGGACAGGGCAACCCTACACAGTTCCTCGTATGTCCCAATATCGTCTACAAACCGCCTATCAGTGGTCTTGAACGTGGGGAGTATCTGGGATCTCTCCAAGCTCTCGTGGCTCCCACATTGTTCATTGAACCCTTTTGTGGAGTTGCAGTAGAATCCCAATTGTGCGGAACCCCTGCTATCACACCTGATTACGGGGCACAGACGGAAACAGTGGAACCGTTCAAGACAGGGGTGATCTGTCATACGCTACAGGATTACTGCGTGGGAATCCAGATGGCCGTGGACGGAAAGTTTGATCGGGCCTACATTCGTGAACGTGCCGTGCGTTTGTACGACATGTTCAATGTAGCGAGGAAGTATGAGTATGCGTTCAAGTCAATTATGGATATTCATAACGGGGCGAACGGATGGTATTCATCGGAGTCGCATCTCCTCAAATTGACTGAATAAACTCCCACTGTAGATACTCACAAATCTTCTTCCAGATCGTATCGTGCTGAATCAGCCGATCACGGGACTTGAGAAGCGGGAAGTGGACCTTATACTCGTCCAGCTCCAGCAGCTCCAGGAATTTATAAATAATGTAGGAATACGACAGGAAATTCCGGCGTTCGTCGGGGCAGTAGAGTAGGTAGGGTGCCTGCACTTCCTGGAACATGGCCCGGATTTTGTCCTCGATCTCTGGTGTAATCGTGGGTGGGGGGTTACCATTCAGGCGGGATAGGATATGAGCCGCATGTTCATAATACCTGTTCCTCCCGAGCTTTTTGAGGATTTCACGGATATTCTGTTCGGTCAAGAGAGCGATATTGTCGATTCGGCGCTTCCTGATCTCGCAAATGACTTCATTCATCACATCTTCTGGGATCTCCGTGCTTTCCTTCGCCTGGAACTGGTTCAGGATCTCGTTGAGATGGTTCTGCTTCTTGTATGCATAATTGTTGCGCTCCTTCGGCGGATCACGGAAACTGGGAAAATCAGAGACAACGAGGGCATACTCTTCCGATCCGCACTTGGGGCATACGAGAATACCTTCGGATGTGATCTCTTCCCTGGGAATATTACACGGTGCACAGTGCTCGGCCATCTTCTTGATATTGTCGGCGTTCTCGGCGATGTTCAAGCCGTTGGACAGACCACGACGGGAAAGGTATTCGTCAAACATCTTTTTCTTGGACGGACCCGCTGACATCTCTGTCACGGAAAACAGTTTATCGAATGTCCCGGGGATCCTGGATCCAAAATCTACCTTGGACGTTGTCTTCTTTCCAGGGGGTGCATAGTAATCCAGCATCAGGTCTCCGCTTTCCAGATAATATTTTTGGATATCGCACTTCTCCCTAGCATCCGAAATGGTTTGTACAAGCGCATCGTGTTCTGCCTGTAACCTAGATTGCCGCATGACATCTTCAAACACGAAAGGACTGAATTTTCCGGAGAGTTCTTGGGTAAGTTCTGCGTGTCTAGTTTCCAGAGCCCGCACCGATTCATCTGACGAACCCTGTTGGAGTTCGTCTACATACCGTTCATGCAGGGAATCCAGGGTTCCGATTTCCCGTCCCTTTGCTGCTCCATCCCGAGATTTCTTAACCTTGAAAACGTCCGAGGACATTATTTGATGTGCTTGGAGTTTCACCTGTAAGTCTGTTCATTCAATCATTCTTCAAAAGAACGTATCCTATAAAAATCGCAAAGGCAACAGCAAGTGTGGCAGCGGACCCAGAGTCAATATAGTCTATTTCAACAGGTGCCTGATACAAATTTTCCTGGAAGTTCGCATACTTCTCTCCGGGGTTGAGTCCTTTTGCGTTCTTCTTTGCCTTTGCGGCGGTTTCCGCTTTCTCTTTAGCGGCTTCCGCATCTGCTGCATCCTTGGCTACTTTCTCGGCCGCCTTCTTCTCGGCTCTGATGATCGCCAAAAGATTGGCCGTTTCAGAGGCAGTGGAAGCCGTGCACGGACTCATATTGAATTCCAATGAGGTGGCTAAGAACTTTGTTTGATTGCCCTGAGGTACACCTGTTTGAATATCGGTTACGGGACACGTCCAAGGCTGGCAGGGCGGAATTCCGTCCAAGACAAGTCCGTTCATGATTTTCAGGGGATTCATAGCCGCCAAGTCGCCACCTGCTCCCGGAATAATACCGTCAAACCCGTTGCCTTTCACCGCTTTCTGAAAACTCTCACCTAGAACCGCCGCAGCATCGTCTCCTCCCAATTTGTTGTTCGTGTAGGAGGACCGAGGAACAACTTCGCCGTCGCCTTTGTCTTTACCCTCCTTGTCCTTTGTTCCCGGTAGACGGCACATTCCACCCGTATCCTTGAAAAATTGATTTCCGACTTTCGGTCCTACGATCAAATTGTCTACATAGCTAAAAATAGCAGTGGCGTTGGTCCCCACCTGAGACAACGTTCCATCGGTGCCTACACGCTTATCTTCCGGAGACTTGATCGTCTGGAGATAATCATAGGACGGACCAAGCGCTTTGTCTAGAATAGCATTTCCGGCAGCGACAGGATTATCGCCCGCCGATACGAGTGAGGATTGAACGCTTTTCCACATTACTTCTTACTTACTTACGGGCAAATTCTTCCAGTTGTTCTACGAAGGAAGGGTTCGTCATCACGCACGGTCGCTGCTTGGCCATGACTTCCACGACCTTCTCCATCGGAATCCCGAACCTTCTGTGGAGATACGCCGCCAAGAGTGTTGCCGAACGGTTCATCCCTGCCATACAGTGGACATACACGCACTTGCATGTCGGTTCACGCAGGAACATATCCATAACTTTTTCAAATGTAGGATAGTAATCTTTAATGAGCGGAAACCCGAATGAATCTTCAGCACCCAGAGCAATGTATGCGCTCGGTCCGACATGTGTAGACGCCCACGCAGGGCAAGCCGATTTCTCCGCACAGTTTACGATATGTGTGACATTGTGTCTCCGCACAAAGGTTGGATTTAAATGAAACCCGGGACCAAGAAGAATGCGATCAAACACGGCTGCGATTGGATCGTATTCTGGTCCTCTAGACCGACTCCGGTTCTTGTCAAGAATTGGTTGCAACATGCTTACTGTAGTTCAACAGAATAAGAGATCCGATTTATACTAGACGAGGGGCTGCAGGACCATCTGGAGAATATAGACTAGCACTACACCAAGCCCACCAAGGCACGCCGCACCTGTTAGCGAGACTACACCCGAACCGCCATAGGCATTCGGGATGTAGCGAAGGAACAGAGACTGCACCGGCGTCAGCGAAATGAGGAAGATGGCGGCAAAGATGGAGACATACGTCATGATGGATTTAAGGACGGTGATTGCGGCACCCGGGTTAAACTGATTCACCTGGGTGGGGGGAGGAGGAGTATAGATAGCCGAAGAGGTTCCTGGCGTGACCATTTGCGGGTAGGTGGTGGCGGCAGGTAAGGACATAGCAGGTTGCTGAGATCCTCCTGTGGGCATCAGCTGATCAAGGGGGGTGGCGTCCATTTGTATATCTATTAGAGCGAAACTCTCGCCGCCGGGCACGACGCATCCTCCACTTGGAAGCGATAACACTTTCCATCGACTCTAGTCACCATGTCCCTGATTTCTGAGGGAGGAATGGCAGATACTTCTACTTCCGTCTGCGGTCGATGGAACATCAGGACAGCGAGTCCCAAGCCGACAACGAAGGAAAAGAAGTAGTTGGCTTCCGGTTTCTTGAGAACCTGGGCTAGATTCATTCTATTGCTTGTTACATGTTCAGAAAATCAATGCTATCTGTACATTGGACAGGGTAGGCCACCGCACGGAAACATCCGTTCTCAATATCAGGATTGCGGAAAACGATAGCGGGATTGCGGACATCGGGCACCATCTTCTTCTTTGTCTGTGGCGGCACGAATATTGTGGTCACGGTCATGCCGACCAGAAATCCTCCAAAGACCCAGAGGATGTTGAACATTATTCTAGACCAAGAGTTTTATAGACACGCCGAACGGTTTCCTGATTGTCTCCGCTCCATGTGATGAACCGCTTGCCCTGTGGAATTTTTATACTCCCCCCGAAATGCACGAAGAGATCGGCAATATAATAAAACGATCGACGATCATTCGCCCATACGATATGCGGCATCGTCCAACTTGCCATGACATCTTGATAAAACTTATTACGTTGATTTATGTTTCCTCCAACAAGGACCACGAACATCTCTTGTGTCTATAACACAATGGATCTTCGTAAATTTTGGGACGGTAAGCTTCTCCTGGCAGCTCTTGCATCGGCGGCGGTCGTTGATACCGCTGGACTGTTTGTGTGGAGGTATACTGCGGACCGAGATGGTCCTATCAATACCTGGTATGACAAGTTTGGAGTGATTGCGTATGTCCTCGACGTATCGTCTGTCGTCGTAGGCTTCGTTCTCGCCCAGCTGATCACATATGCCATCGGAGGGTCTTACAATCTCCTCTTCTTCCTCATTGTCGTTGTGGCGGTGCAGATGGTTCACGATATTCTGTTTGGACTGTTTCTAGTTCCTCTCGTCCCGGAAGGCGAAAACGATATCATGGACCTCATGAAATCGTATACGACAATGAAGGGAAGTGGATGGGTTTTGGTCGTGGATGCTCTCTATATGATTCTCACCACACTAGGAGCCTTGGTTCTCTATAAGCTACCTTCCTATGTCACTTGGTTTACTCTCTTGTTTGTTCCGTATGTGACTGGGTATATCTTAACGACGCATCGTCTTCTGAGCAGTCGGATTTCGACGCCGCTTCAGTGAACGCCGCCGACCACCGACCTTCTCTTGCGGGTAATTCAGCTCAAACTCAAAGCGGAATGTTGGACCCGTCGGGCGAACTCCGCCAGTCTTCTTCTCCTTGACGAGCGTGGATCCATACTTGAACTTGTCGATGGAGATAAACACCGTATCTCCACCCATCTTGCGTTCGGCTGGGATCTCCCAATCTCCGCCCCCAGCATTCCATCCGGTTCCCTTGGCGGCACTGGACTTCACAAATTCACGATCAGGGAACTGTAGCGTAAACGTCTGCCCCCGGTGGTTCTTCTTGACATCGGCGATATACGAGGATAGACGCTTGTCCTTGAATGCCTCATCTACATTCTCATCGTTGATGAGTTTGAGATTCAGATCTGAATCCACACTCTTCATAAATTGTATGACTGCTTCACGGAATGTCTTATCAAAGTTCTCGTCTATGGTTCCGGTGATATTCGTGGGAGTGGGGGTCGCGGGAGGAGTAGCAGGTTCAGTGATGGGAGCAGTATACCTTGGGCGACGAGGAGCGAATGCGTCAAGAGACGTCATGACGCCCGAATCAATCGATACCGTAGGTGCGGGGACGGATGTTCCAGTTGTAGCTGGAGCTTGGGCAGGAGCTGGGGCAGGAGCTGGGGCAGGAGCTGGAGCAGGGGCTGCGTTGGGATTGAAGGCGTCTAGAGACGCAGCGACCTCGGGAGCAATGGAGGGAGCAACCGGGGGGACAACCTCCCCTTGGGTTAGTGGAGTGTTCACTTGAGGAGTAATGGGAGATCCAAGGGTTCCACGGTCACCCAGCCCTAGACGTTCCTCAGCAGCGGCACGAGCAGCTAGGCCTTCCGGGGTGGGCGCAAGAGGGTTCACGAGGCGTAGAGGAGCCGGGGCCGGAGCCGGAGCAGGGGCTGGAGCCGGGGCTAGGCCTTGGGCAGCACGCATAGCTGGTGATAGTCCCTTGTCAATATGCCGTTGCATGAGGCTCCGAGTGTCGGCAGCAGGATCAGGTAGACGTTGGCCTTCTGGGGCATCCCGCATTGGGTTGGAGGCGGCAGGAGTCACTAGTCCACGACTGGCAGGCTGATGCTGGAGAGCGGTATTCACTGGACGCTGAACGGCATTTGCGGGGGCTGCTGCCTGCTGAGCCATTGCACTGACTGCCCCAGGAGCTGCCGTCGCAGTCTTTGGTGAGACGTAACGAGGATCCTTTGCCGCCTTACGGACATCCTCTAGATTCGCCGCAGAATTCGCAAGACCGCCTTCTACAGTCTGCTCGTCCTTTGACCAGAGTGCGGCATCTGCATCTGCTTCTGCGGCATCTGCCTTGGCTTTCACAATATCCTTGGCTATCTGAACAGAAGTCTTAGCCAGAGCTTCCTTGCGCTTATTGGTAGACTTATCTCCCTTGGCAATTTCTTTATCTAAGACGACTTTGGCATCAGCTGCCTGCTTCTCCAGTTTCGCAAGCTTATCATTCGCTGCCTTTGCCGCATCCTTCATCTCCTTTAATGTGGCCATGTATTCGGCATGTGCCTTCTTCACACGCTCGTGCTCCTTCTCGGCTGCAGCCACTACCTTCTTCCCGGCAGCTTCCCACTTCTTCTTGGCCTCTGCGGCAAGCTTCTTCATTTGTTGGGCTTCATTGATAAGCTGTAGCCGCCGCTGGGGAGACACATCGCCTGCCGCAGCAATATCCGCCTCGGCCTTATCACGTGCGGCCTCCATCCTGATAAGATCGGATGCCTGCTCGGAGATATCCTGTACCAACTGCTTGTTTTTATCGCTTGGTGACAAGTCAGTCACCGCAGCAGCCGCAGATGTAGCCGCAGCCGTGGCTGCAGCTGTGGGCGCAGCAGCCGCAGCCGTGGGCGCAGCAGCCGCAGCCGTGGGCGCAGCAGCCGAAGCCGTGGGCGGAGCAGC